ATTTAGGAAGTTGTCTTGATGCGTCATATACAAGAGAAACAATCTCAAATGACATACGCGGTAGTTTCATTGCTACACGGCGTTCTGCATCTTCACCATTATTCATTTCGTTTAGACGAGAAATAAAGTCTCTTCGTGGAGCGTATGACAACGGCACCTTTACTTGAGAGATAGTCTCACCCGAACTATTCTTACGAAGCACATACAGATTATTAAACAGAGAGCCAAACACTGCTACAGCAGTTCTGACTCGTTTGTGATAAAACCATGTTCCAAACATTATGATGCATCTCCAAATGGATTAGATTCGCTGAAGTCTAAGAAGTCCCCTTCAAAATTATCAAAGATTGTATTCTGTGCATCTTTCTGAATATTCTGAAGTTCTTCTACCAGAGATGGAGTTGCTCTTGAACCACCTGTGTCACCAACAATCTGTCTTGTTGTTGTAAAAGTATGAAACAGACCATCCGTTGCTCCAACATGAACAAGATTTAGTTGATTACCCGAGTCACTCCAGAAACTTACTTCGCCTACCATATTGTAGGTGTCAAAAGATTGTGTAACATTCTCACCTACAGTGAAGCCACCACCAGATGAATCCAACGTGAGTTTGTAGGTATATGCATTCTCATATTCTACAACATCGATATCCTGAATGTTTGTATCAAAGTCTTCATCATTGTATTCAAACAATTCACATTGCATACGGAATGTAGGAAGTTGACTTAACTGATAGAAAGGAGTCTCTGTTTCTACCTTTGTGATTTGAAAGATTGACTTTGACAACGCAAGATAAATTAAATCACCTTCTCTTGGTCTAAAATTCTGTGCATCTAGATTGTTACCAATAAGACGCTTCCATCTTTTTCTCGCAACAACAAATGTTGCTTGGTCACGAAGTTCAATACCAAACTTTGTGAATAGGTCGCCTTCACCATCAAACCCTTCAGTGTTTTCAATATACATTTCAATTTTGTATTTACTACTAAAGCGTGATGGAACATCATCAAGAAAGATTGAATCTTTGTTAATGATTTCTCGTGGCAAATAGTATACATCTTGACCATAGAATTGAAGTGCTTCAATCGTAAGGTCTTCGTATAAATTCTGCTCACTTCTTTGATTATATTTAAAGTATGGATTTATGGCCATTTAATTATCCCACAAAGAACAGTGGAGGATTATCGTAATCTGTAAAGAGTTTCTCTCTAATTCTTTCAATTTCTCTGTCTGCTTCTTCAATGAGACGTTGTCCGTCAATTGTTACACCACCTGGCAATGTCACATTACCAAACTTAGAAAGGTTCTCGCCCCATTGCTTTTTAATCAACGCTGTTGTGAATTCTTTTAGAAACATGCTATCGTAAACAGTACCTATACTCAAAGGTGCTTCGACATAGGCTTCAAGCATAATATAATCGCCAACTTTTAAGTCGCCGCTTTCACTTCTTAAATCACCAAAGATATACAGCCTGTTGTTAATTCGTGTATAAAGAATCTGTGGAGCACCAGTCAGTTTCAGGTCAATCGTTGAGAGATACTGTTGCATTTGTTCATAATATGCAAGGTCGCCTACACCAGTCTGCAAGTCCCACAAGTCATTTAATCTCATTTGATATTTGATATCAAAAAAGTTTACAGACGAACTTGAACTACCAATTGGTAGAACACGAATAATATTCAGAAGTCTTGTTGCAAAGTCACCAAGCTGAAGTCCCTCAATATCATCAAAATCGATATACTGTTGGTCAATCATATCTTGTGTAATTTGCACATTAAAATATACGCGAGTTGAACCTTCGCTGTGATATTCGTGATATAACTGTAAGGCATCATCAATTCTATCGCTAATTTGTTCATCAGCAACATTGATTTCCACAACAGGATAGCCTAGCCTACGAAGACTATAATCAATAAGTTGTTGTCTAGATGTTACTGTTGCGTATGACATATTATTATTTATCCTTTAGTTTAAGAGTGTGCCTGAGGCATTGTATACATTGATACGATAGTGAGTTCCTTCTTGACCATCAAGAGTATCAGCATCAAGACCTGAACCAGAACCATCAACGGTTTTGATTGCAGTCAAAAGTTCATTTGCAGTTGAGTATGTTTCACTGAATGAGAATTGTCCAGTTGAACTATCATATGCTAAATCCCCTGATGTTGAGAACAGATTTCTTACTTCTTGATTGGTTCTTTCTGTAAAGGAGAACGCACCTGTTCCCGAGTTGTATGATAAGTCGCCTGATGCACTAAAGAGCCCGCGAGTATAAGACGAGTCAATCTGAAGATTATCTGCATTTACTGTAATACCTGCCCCAGCACCAACATTAAGTGTTCTAGTAGAAGTAATATTACCACCACCAGAAAGACCGGTACCAGCAGTAATCGACACGGATGAGTGGTCAATATGTTCGTTAGCAACAAAGCCGCTCAAGTTATCGTGAACGATATCTCCATCGGTCGTAGAGATTGCACCGCTACCAGAGTTATATGTGATACCCGTTCCACCTGAGAACATGCCTCGAACATTCGCAGAGTCGATATTAAGCGTTACATCACCTGTGCCGCCTCCACTCAGACCATTGCCAGCAGTAATCGTCTGGTCGTCTTTCGCGCTTGCTTCGATGCCATCTAGTTTGGAACCATCGGTAGCAACATCACGACCATCGACAGTTCCGTCAACCGTAATGTTACCCGCGACCTCAAGACCCGTTCCGTTGATAAGTTTCAGTGCTGTGCCAGTAAGTCTTTGAACGATGGTGTTCGAACCTGCTTTCTTCACAGCATATTCAATCAAACCGTCTTCGGTTGTGTCAGAGGCATCCGAAATCTTACCAGTGATTTTGGCATAGAGAACAGATTGGTCTGCATCATTCTCGCCTGTAAACTTAATCTGACCAAGATAGTCAGCATCAGCAGGAGATGAACTATTTCGAACAAGGTCAATCTCTGGAGCGGCACTAGAACCATCGTCAGTGGATGTCAGTGTAAAGTTACCAGTGACATCAATGTTACCCGTGCCTGTAATATTGCTACTGTTCAGGTCAAGGTTGCCGCCCAGTTGAGGCGTGGTATCTTCGCTCAGATTATTGATTGATACTTCTTGTGCAAGCGATTTGATACTCGCCGAGTCAACGAGAATCGTTCCAGAGGTTACGGCAGTTGAGTTAAGTGCGCCAACATTTAATGTTGAGAGTGTGAACCCAGTGCCGCTTCGATTCACCACATTTGGTGCAGGAGCCGAGTCAAATGAAGAGTCAACTAGATTATTAAAGATATAATATTCTTCATTCGACGCATCACGGAACACACCCGTATGACGACTCTGTCCATTTCGATAATAGTGACCGATAAAACCAATATCAAGCACATCGCTTGTTTCGTTACTGTCAGCGAGTTTAATCAGAGAGTCATTAACACTCAGGTTTGTGGTGTTGACGATTGTCTCCGTGCCTGTGACCGTCAGATTGCCCGAAATCGTCATACCAGCAAATGTGACATCATCTGTCGTTCCGACTGCCTGACCAATACTGATTTGACCAGAAGCACTGTCATATGTGACACCTGTTCCAGATTGTAAAGCATTTCTTGAGAGTGTGACAAGATTAGATGAGTCCACATTAAACTCACCAGTAGATGAATTGTAAGTAAGACCTTTATCTCCAGACACAAGACCTCTTACTTGAGCATCTGTTCTTTGTGTAAATGAGAATTGACCAGTTGAACTATCGTATGACAGGTCTCCACCAGCCGAAAGTTTATGTCTAACAGCGGAGTCAGCAATAGAAACCGCATCGACATTAATACTGAATTGACCAGTATTTGAATCGTATGATAAGTCTCCGCCAGATGAGAACAGATTACGAACTTGTTGTTCTGTTCTTTCTGTGAACGAGAATTGGCCTGTTGAACTATCGTATGCAAGGTCTCCTGACACCGACAGAAGATTTCTTACTTCTTGGTCTGTTCTCTCTGTGAATGAGAATTGTCCGGTTGAACTGTCATACGCTAAATCACCTGATACACTGAGATGAGAGCGAACTTCTGTTGCGCTTGGTCCTGTGTATGTGATGACACCAGTTCCAGCATTATATGAAAGCGACCCATCACCTCCAGCATCGGTGACACTGATAGCATTCTTCGCATCAGAGTCAGCACGAGCCGTAGTGTAGTAAAGATTATTACCTTCACTCAAATCTGTAGTAGACTTCTCACCGATACGAACATCGAAGTCACTATCAAAGTTTGCTTTTGTGTAGACTTGTTCAACATCGATAGAGAACTGACCTGTTGAACTATCATAGTTCAAGTCACCAGATACAGAGAATAGATTTCTTACTTCTTGGTCTGTTCTTTCTGTGAATGCAAACTGACCTGTGTTTGAGTCATATGCAAGGTCACCAGATACAGAGAAGATATCTCTAACGCCTTGCTCAGTTCTCTCTGTAAATGAGAGTTGGCCAGTTGCACTGTCATAAGATAAGTCGCCCGAGACATTAATATGAGAGCGAACTTCACTGGCAGAAGGACCAGTATATGTAAAGACACCAGTTCCGTTGTTATATGTTAGTGACCCATCACCTCCAGCATCAGTTACAGATACAGAATTCTTAGCATCTGAGTCAGCACGAGCGGTTGTGTAGTAGAGATTTGTTCCTTCACTCAAATCAGATGTTGAGTGATTTGAGATATCTGATACGGTACCAGTTACATTGCCAATCAGATTACCATAGAATGTTCCAGCAACAAATCCATCACCTTGAACGGACCATCTGTTGGCTGCTTCATCCCAAAGCAATGATGCATTTGAGTCTGTGCCACGTTCAATCTCAATACCAGCAGACTGTGTAGCCGCACCAGTATGATTAGAGTTCAGCAGAATTGTATTGTCAGCAAGATTGATTGTCTCTGTATTGACTGTCGTTGTCGTTCCTGTGACAGTCAGATTGCCGCCAAGAACTGTGTTGCCTGATACATAAAGACCAGAGAATGTTACGGAGTCTGTTGTATCAACCGCTTGATATGCGCTTGCAATCACACCGGTCGATGAGTCATAAGTGATACCTGTTCCTGCTACAAGATGCGCTCTAGTCTCACTTGCGCTTGGTCCAGTATATGTAAAGACACCTGTGGCTGAACTGTATGTAAGTGACCCATCGCCACCTGCGTCGGTTACAGATACAGCATTCTTAGCATCACTATCTGCTCTTGCTGTCGTGTAATAGAGATTTGAACCTTCAACAAGACCTGTTGTTGTATATGGGTCGAGTGTAATGACATCAGTAAAGTTACCAGTCGATGTGTTAATCGTTAGTGTGCCTGTTGCACTGTCAAAGTCAACGCCAGTGATGCCTGATACACCAACAGTTCCTATACTGTCAATCTGCCCAAGAGCATTAACAGTTACAACAGGAATTGCTGTATTAGAACCATATGTCCCTGCAATAGCACCAGTTTCTGTTATTGAAAATGTGCCAGATGGACTGTCATAACTAAGACCTGCACCTCTAGCAAAATGCGCTCTTACTTCTGTTGCAGATGGGCCTGTGTATGTGATGATACCAGTTGCGGCACTATATGTCAGCGACCCGTCACCGCCAGCGTCTGTTACTGATATTGAATTCTTAGCGTCACTATCGGCTCTTGCAGTGGTGTAGTAAAGATTATTACCTTCTGTAACATCATCAGTAGTTTTTGTGGCAAGTCTTACATCAAATGCTGAATCTGCTCTTGCGGTCGTATAGTAAAGGTTATCACCTTCAGCAAGATTAGTAGTTGTTTTGGTGGTAAGTCTTATATCAAACGCACTATCGGCTCTCGCTGTAGTATAGTAGAGATTAT